TATAGTCCCCGCCTCCCACATACTGATACAGGTAGCCGATCTTACCAGCCATCTCCGCCGCAGTATAGTCGCCGCCGTACAACACCGTGCCAACCGTCATCATGTCGTAGCAGGCAATAATCATCAGGTCGTAAACGATTGCGTTCACATCCTCGCCGTCCCAGCATCTGCCGTGAGGGCGGTAGGTCACTGTCTCCTTGCACACCGTGCGGTCTGCCACCGTCGTAAGCCCCGTCAGGCTCACGATGCCATCCTTTAGTTTTGCCATAGTCAATGCTTTTTGGATTTGTCCTTTGCTAAATACTTGGCGCGGCGCAGGTCGCCCAGCGTCGCCTTCCTGACAGGTTCGCCATCGTTGCGGCGAGATATCACCACCAGATCCCCGAAGGCATCCGGCGCAATCATGTGCCACGGGTCATCCCGCAGCACCACCAGCCGCCCCTCTGCGGCGGCAGATTTGATTTCCTTTATCGTCATAGCAGTTGTATTTTTAGAACGCCTTTGCGTTCAGGTTTTCCGAATCAAAAGGACCGGCGTGCCTCACGGCAGACCGGTCCGTAACATCTCAAAAATTACCAGTTATGATAGCTCCCGCAGTCGCATCAAAGCACAGGTCGAAGCCGCTGCGGAAATAAAATCCGTGATAATCCGTGTCGCTCGGCTTTGCCGCTTGCTACCGTAGGGACGCAAGAATCCGTGCCTAAAATCACTCACACTCGAAATAGAATATCACGTTGAGCTTGTCGCCCAGCTCGTAGAACTCCACGACCAGCCCTTCATTCTCCGGGCACTCCCACGCCTTGAAAACCTGACGGTAGTGCTTGAACACCTCGTCACGCACCTCATGCAGGTTCTCCGTTGGGTTATAGGCCAGTAACGTAATCGTGATGAATGAGTCACCCCAGTTCCACTTCACGTCCACGATAGCCTCCAGTCCCAGCAGTTCCTTATTATAGTCTGCCAGGTTCACCGTGCCTACCAGATGCCTTACACCCTTCCCGTTACGATGGTCGGGTGCAAAGCTGAAATTACGAAAGACATCATCCTCGAACCCATCTTCACACAGGTTCTTGTTGTCTATTGGTGCTGCAATCTTTCCCATAATCGTTTCGTTTTTAACCCAACACTATATACTCCTTGTCAGCCTGCGACGGTGTAACGCCGAAGGGATACATGTAGTCCTCGTCGCCGATAGCATCCTTGCACGGAGTGAATCCGAAGAACAGCTCGTGATAGCTGTTACCCTCGTCGTCACCGCTGATCATGATGTGACGCTCGCCGTTGCCGGCATTTATCTGCTTCACGCACTCCGCATAGAGTTGCATGATGGTTATTCCCATTTCTTTTGCCATAATCCGTCCATCTGTTACTTTTTCTCGATGTCATATATATCAATGCCCAGCTCGTAAACGACACCTATCAGCGCCTTGTGGCTCCAGTGGTGCTCGCAAAACGCCTCGCTGCATTTGACGATAACCTCCTCCGTGATGTCCTCGATAGAGGCGTAGGCTTCCGTGTTCTCTGGGCTGTCGTACTGCTCTGCCAGCGCAGCGTTCACACTGATAAGGTCCTCGATGCTCGCAATTTCTGCAGCATCGTCAAGCACATGGCGCAGCGCCTGGTTCATCCACCTTACGGCGGCTTCCTCGCTGCCCAGATACTCATGCTCGTGGAAGAACCTTCCACCGTCGAGCACCGACCGCTCCGTGGTATCGACATGCACGATGCAGCGGATAATCCTATCGCCGCGATGGCGGCTCTTGATTCTCACGTCCGGCCACGCCTCGCTCACCAACTGATCCAGCTCCTCCTCATAGAAACCGCTGGCATAGTTCTCCGTCTCGCCGTCGCTCCAACTGACGTTAAGCGAATAGCCGTTACCTCCAAGTTGACGGCGCACCTCCAACTGTGCGCCATACTCCTTCAGGTTCTCGTTGGCCTTTTCCAGGGCGGCCTCCCATTCTTTCTTTGCCATAGTCAATATAATTTGCTGATTTACAATTTACGATTTATCTCTCAATCCCATTCTCGTGTGATCACGGGGTCAGACCCCGTGATCGCCATCCTTGAATCTGCCTTGCGGGTCGGCATAGTCCTTTATCTCTCTGATGATACACGAGCTGGGAAGCCATGGCCTCGAGGCCGCCATCATGATTTGATGGCCGCCTCGAGACCGGGCTTATCCTAAGCTCGTGTCCTGAAATCACCCGCCCTGCAGATTGCATCACTGGCAGTATGCGCTGCCGCCGCTCATCATCCTTGGCGCATCGCTCTACGTCGTCGGCGATAAATGGCGTCGTAACTTACCTGGAGAGACTGGGAGATTCTCCCAGTGTTTCCAGGTAAAATTGTGAAACGCCACTTTAAAGTGAGGATGTCTCGCGACTATCATGCCACTGCGCTGTGGCTGCTGCTCTCCTGCTCACGGACCTGGCACATAGCTCTACCAACTCGATAACAAACAGTGTGTGCGCCGGTGGATCAGGATCTCCGACGCGGTTGTTAATCGCGTCGGAGATCCTGATCGCCGGCGATTAAACACTGTTGCTTTAAATCATGTCCGCCTTGCAGCTCGTTACGCTGTGCTGCGTATAGTCCTGTGCTCCGTACCTGGTGCGTAGGCTTTAGTCGTTTGATGACAAGCCGGATGTTAATACAGCTCGTCGGATGCCCGCGGTAATCAGCGCGGGCATCGGACTGAGCTGTATTATACAACATCCAGCGTCTAAACATAGTACGTCTCACGGACTTATCCGACGGAGGCCGCACGACCTCCATGCCATCTCTGCGTGCCCGGTGTGTCGCTGTATCGCTCCGATGTCATGACGGCTGGAGGCAGGCGATGACTTCAGCCTACAGGGAATGTCCCTGTCGGCTGAGTCATAGCCTGCCTATTGTTGCCGTCAACCTAAAGAAAACACGCCCCGAAGGCCCATGGCCCACACTGGCTTTTTCGCTCCCGCCTCACGGCTTGGCATAGGTCTGTAATCCTTCGATGATGCCAGATCACGTAGGAGATCGGACCCTGAGACATAGGGTCAGGGTCCATCTCCGTTAAAGTGATCTGGGATTAAATCTCCGCCGCCCTGCGGGAGCCATGCTGTATGCGCAGCACTACAGATCAGCGGGAGAGGCGGGCCTTCTTCGCCTCCGCCCACTCACGCTGTTTGGCCTCGATGTCGATGTGGTTCTCCTCGATCATCTGCTTCATCAGACCGAAGAGTCGCCAGCCCTCGCCGTCATGGCCATAAGCCGTTGCGGCATGCTCCAGCATACCCAGGCCAGACAGACGCCGGCTATAGAAAGTATTGCCCTTGGGGAACGTGCAGCCGTGGAAGCGCAGCAGGTTCTGCATTGTGGCATAGGCACCCATACCCTTGTAGGCGTCCTTCCATGCGGCGCACTGCTTGAACATGCCGGTGCGCTTGGGAGCTGCATTCCAGAAGTCGCGCACGGCCTCGTAGAGATCCTTCGGCGTATGGGTGTTGTGTATGCGGATACTCAGCACGACCATCGGCTCCACCAGCTTCTTGTGGATGTCGCTCACGAAGATGTCGTGGCAGTTGTACCTGATATACGGAACGCCCTTGCAGGTGTGCCTCTTCTTGGATTCTGCGTCCTTGCGCAGCTGCTCGATATAGTCATCGGCCATCACGATGGCCAGGTGCTTGTTGAACCAGCGGTTGCGGGCAAGGTAGTTCTCCATGTCCCTGCCGTAGAGCTTGGCCTGCGTGCGCAGTTCCTCGACCAGCATCTCCCACTGGTAGTCGTAGCCGTGCCAGCGCAGCCAGTCAGCCTGGTCTTTGAACGTCAGCCAGTGGAACACCTGCGACATGATCCATCTGCGGAACAGGTTGCGGTTGGGCACCGTGCCGCCCTGCACGATCTGCTCGGCGATGGGGTCGCCGGCGATGTTGTTGAGGATGCCGAGGATGTTCGGGTCGCTCACCGGCACGGCGGTCTTGCCGCCGTCGGTCTTCTGCATCCATTGCTCTCCGCCGCCCGGGATCTGGATGGCGAAGTACTTGCTTGTGTCAATGCCTGCCGCCTTCAGCGCATCGCCGCGCTTGCTGACTGGCAGATAGACGTTGCCCAGTCCTGAGTCGGCACCGATGACGGTGGCGTTATTCACCGTGTGCTCGTGCTCGCCGATGGCGAACTCCGTGCCGCATACGGGGCACATCACCTTGGTCTCGCTCCCGTCGGTCACGGGGATGGCGCGCTTGGTAGCGCTCTTCTTGTTAGTCACTGTTTTCTTGGTCTCGTTCTTCTTTGTTGTTGCCATAGTTGTAATTTGTTTAAATGGGTTTGACTTTAATAAATCCCTGCGCCTTGCGGCACGGCACGTCACGATAACAGTCCGATGAAAGAGCAGTGCAACCTGAAGTTCAGACTCGGTTCCAGCACGGTCCGTGCTGGCCCCGAGTCTTCACTTCAGGATATTGCACTGCACGACTGAATGCGCCGCCCTACGCAGGGGATAGCTACGTGCGGTAGCCGGTTGTCTGCTCCTTGCGACATGGCACATCGCTATAGTCCTGCGATTACTGAAGGCGTGTGCCAGAAATCAACATCCAGGATCCATCCATGGTTATCAACCTGGACGGATCCAGGACGTTATCTCTGGTTAAGCACGCCTTCTGATGAAGTTGCCGCCCTCGAGCAGACAGGGCAGTGTGCGCTGCCTGTATAGTCATGCTGCCTTGCACCAAGAGCGCAATACCACTAAGTCAGGGTCGTTCTTCGACTGCCAGAACCACCCCGCATCCTCGGGATAGGCGAAGTCACCGAGCAGGGACTCCAGCGCCGCCTCGGCTTCCTCGCGTGGCATGCCGTAGAGCATGTCCTCGTCGCTCAGCTCGCCCTCCGGCAGAGCATAGAACCGTGCCGTGCGGTGCATCGTCTTCTCGCTCGGTATCGAGTGCTTATAGACAGCATACGCCGCCTCCAGCATCTCTATGCTCGTCGTTTCACTATCGGTGTGCCCGGCGTTTTTACCGCCGAAGGTCAGCGAGCGGACAAGAGTATCGTAGGCCGCTCTCGAAGTGCGTATTGCATCCTGCATACACCCTAACGAGATATACCCGTCGATGGTGTCGCCCGTCTTGCGGCGGTTGGCAGACACATTCCTGCCACGGCCTCTGACGATACAGCCGACCTTGCCCTGCTTGTCATAGCCCAAGCCTCCGACTTTCGTCTTACCGGTATGCACCGCCCGCAGGCAGTCCATCACGAAAGCGTTCAGCGTGTCGATGTCCTGACGCACATTCACCACGCCGAGGATGCCGGTGGCCCACGAGTGTCCCTGACCGTCGCCGTGGTACAGATAGCGGTTGACCCGATTCAGGGCGGCAGCAAATTTTTCACTGTTCACTGTTCCCTTTACCCTTTTAGTCGTGCGGGCCTCGATTTCCTTTTGGAACTTCTTGATACGGCTGCTGCTCATGCTGATGTCCTTGCCGCGAATAGAGAAGCCCAGAAACTTAAACCAGTGGTCGGCATCCAGCCACTCCACTTTCTTCGGATTGAGCTTCATGCCCATCTTGGCGAGCTCCTCTTCGAGGATAGCCATGCCTTTGCGGGCGTCAGGACCAATGCCGACCATGTCATCGGAATAGCGGTCGTAGACCATGTCTAAAGCGCTCAACTTCTCGTCGATATGATACAGCAGCACGTCAGCCAGCCAGCTCGCCACCGAGCATCCCTGTTTCAGCGACTGGTACTTCTCGCACACCTGCTTCGTCTCGCCGTCGATATACAGGTCACTGTGATAATACTTGCGCAGTACATCTATCAGCTTGCTTTCCCCGAACCGCTGCTCCACGCGGTCGAACGCCGCGTCGATAAACTCGATAGGCACGCTATCAAAGTACTTGCTCAAATCACTCTTCCACCCGATGTAGCCGTCCTCGTCTGGCTCAGCATCACAGATAGCCCTGCTTACCTCCTGCACCACCTTGCCGCAGCCTACCCCTTTCAGGTAGCTCTTGCAGGCGGGATGCACGCAGTCTGGCATCAGCTCGAACAGCAGGTCGTTGGCGATGGATAGCAGCACCCTGTCCGCTCCCTCGTTCACATACACCGTTCGGAACTCGCCAGGCGTGTCCTTGGGTATCTTCGCCGTGTGCGGCGGTGCGATCTCATACGTGCCGCCAGCGATAGCCTGGTACATCTTAATGCGTACCTCCGGCTTGCACAACTGATATAGCACATTCTTGGGTACGTCCTTCACTATCCCCTTGGCGATGGCATACTCCCACCGCTCCGGCTCGAAGAACATCTGCAATAGCTTATCTTCCATAGCCGTCTCATTTAAATATGTTCGACACACCAGCGGAAGTCGTCCTCGGTGCGCATCATCATCCCAGCGACGATGCCGGCCTGGACGACTTTCATCCCGCCCTCTACTTTCTCGCACTTCAAAAGCTCCATCGAGCCGTTGGACAGGTAGAACGTACCGTCTCCCGTCTCGGCGCACCAGCGCCCCTTGTAGATACTAATCTCCTTAATCTTTGCCATAGTTCGTCATTCGTTTTGTTTGTCACACACTCCAATTGCATTGTCCACCAGCGTCTCCATGCGCCAGCCGCAGATAGCCATCAGCACATCGTCCACCAGCTCAGGATCCTTCTCGTACGCATCCCTGAGCGCACTGAACTTCTTGCGCGGCACCTCGTCGTCCGTCGCAACCTGCTCGTTCAGGTTGATAAAGAACTCTTCCTGCAGTGCCTCGTCCACAGCAATCCGTTCCAATTTCATCTCCATAGTCATCATTTATAGTTCAAATACATATACCTGTCGAATGCCTGCTGAAGCACGATGCCTTTCAGGCGATGAAGCTCGCCTTTCAGCTCGTCATCGCTCAGACCTGCATAGTCGCCGGTGCTGGCAGCATCACCCGGCAATGCCTCGCCGTCGAGCAGCTTACAGATATCGTCTATCCATCCCAGATGGTCGTTGCCGCCCTCCATGGGGCAATAGTGCTGTACGAACATCTCCTCGTCGAATTTCCACTCGGCCCACTCGTTGTCGCCGGACCTTGCAGCCTTCTCTTTCTTCTCCGGCATCCTCTCCGCGAGGCCCTGTATAGCCTCGGTCAAATCATGGAGCAGGCCCGGCACCCGCTCCATGAATCTCTGTTCCAATACTGTCATAGTCTCAATTTGTTTACAAATGATAGTCAATCACTGCACCGATGTAGAGCCTTTGGCCGGGCTCCATACTGGCTGCAAACCCAATAAGGTCGCTCATGGGTTCGGCAATACCGCCGTCGATGCTGAATCGGCGCGAGCTCTCGATGTGCGTCTCTCGGCATACCTGTTCCAGCATGTAGCGCGATCTCCAATGCAGGATATTTTCCTCCGTGACGGCAGCGGCTTTCTCTCGGATAGCCGACATCCACTGCTGCTTGAACTTGTCCAGCCCCTTGAACACAAGGGCGTCGTTGTCAGCGTCGAGGTCAAACACGTCGCTCAGTTCCTTGGCCAGATAGCCGATATCTTCCTTGCGCTCGTCGCCCTCGTCCTCGTCGCCGATATAGTCAGCAAAGTCGCTGCTGTTGTCGTAGAAATCACTCGGACTTACGTATTCGTCCAAGCTGATAGGCCGTGCGGCCACCTGATAAATCTTACTGTGCATAATCCGTTTAATTTAAATCCGTGGGATCCGTGCCTAAAAAATCTGCACGAGACCCCAGATGCCATACGATAGCAGGGCGATGCCGATAGCCACCAGCACCCAACCCCATAAGAGTTTCTTATCCATCATGCTGCTTTCATCAATTTCTCGAAGTCGTTCCGATGACTCGTGATAAGCTCCCGGATCTCCGCATCACGCTCCGGCTCCTTGTTACAGGCCGCACGGCACTGCTCGATGGTGAATCGCTTCGTATTGTACTCGATAGTCGCCAGACGATTGCCTTTACGGTCTTTGGCCGACAGTATCAGCGTGTCGGGATGCTTGTAGTAGCCGTTGGAGAATACGCAGTGGTGCATGGCCTTGCCCTCCTCTGCGAACTCGTCCACCGACTGCAGCGGGCGCACCGTCATGTTCTTGCCTGATAGCGAGATGGTGAGCAGACCGCCCAGCCGCTTCACGTATGCGCCACGCTCTTTCTCTATTTCCTTCAGCTGCTCGGCATAGAGTTTCGCCCTGCGCTTCTCTTCCTCCTTTTCGCGGCGGCGGCGCAGCCGTTCGTTCAGTTCGTTGTGCGCCTTCTTCAGATTCTTCGGGCACACATACTTGGCGTTATGGGTGTCAAGCCCAAGCTGTCGCAGCGTCTGAAGGTGGTCAAGCCACATCTTTGAATCGTTCACCCGATAGCGGTTGCGGTGGCAGATGCGAACGCTCGCCATCACCTCGTCGCTAAGCCGGTAGTTCTCCGCCGAATAGGTAGCCAGATGATACTGACCTATCTTCCACAGCGACTCCACCTGCGGTTTGTTCAGCAGTCCGAGCACGATGCCTGTCGGGTACCAGCATCCGTGCATCGACTTGCGCAGGCCGTTGCGCCGCAGCATCGGGATGGTCTGCTTGATGACCGTCATCTCGCATGGCAGGTCGAAGCGACAGTCTATCTTATGGCTGTAATAGCCGCTGCCGATCGACTTGATAGTAATCTTGCTGTACCACAGCCACTCATCATAGGCATACGAGAACGGGCGGGTGCCCAGACAGAAACCGTGTCGCTCACCCCGCTCGTTGATGAACTGACGTTCCACCTCATGTACCAAATAGTCGGACTGACGGCCTACGTGGAAATAGTACTCGAAGCACCAGAAGCGCATCACCTGCAGACCATCCATGACCGTCATCACACACAGATACTCGCGCTCCTTGTGGCGGCTGGCTCGCTCCACCCGCTCAATCTTGCCCCACTTCTTGTGGCATACTGGGCATTCGTCTTGTGTCAGCACATGCACCTCACTGCCACAGTGGCTGCAATATGCTTTCTTCTTCGACACCAGCGGGTGTGCAGGCATCATCCTGTCGATAGCCGCCTGCCGCTCCCACTCTTTCAACTCGTATGTGAACGGGTTCTTACTGATAGTCTCGTTCAGCCGTATGCACTGCTGACGGAATGTCTCTTTCTTCATACTCATCACTTCTTTAGTTCCTCTTTCAGCGCATCGTCAGTCTCGTCGAAGTAGTGGATTGCCAGCCCGCATAGCTCTTCATCGTTGCCGCCAATGCCTACATAGCCCGACTTGCGTTTCTTCTCTGCCTGGCGATAGAAGTGCTCGCCTATATAGTTCAGGCAGTCTTTCATCGACTTGCCTTTTGCATTCATCTTCCCGGCGAATACGGCATCACGCTTTGCCATATCCTTTACATACGCCTCGATTTTCGTGCGCAGATAGTCGTCGAACAGGGCAGAGAAGTCACGCCATGCCGACTTTGGTTTCTCACTCTTTGGCGCAGCCTTGGTCTTTGGCGCAGCCGCCTTGGTCTTAGGCTCGCCCTTAGGCGCAGCCTCTTGTTTCTTTGCGCCGTCCTGCAACTCCGCAGCGGCAGCAGCCTTGAAAGCATCCAATATGTTCATAGTTATTGCCCGTCATGCCGATAGCCCAGCCTATAATTCTCAATTAAACAGCGGTAGCAAATTTTTCACTATTCACTATTCACTTTTCACTATTTACTCTCTCATGCAGCCTTGTTCAGCACCGCGCCGACCTTGGCCATAGCCTCCTTGTCGCCGGCCATGAACTTCTTGAACAACTCAAACATGGCGGCATCATCGGCCGACATGGCAGGCGAAGCGGCAGGAGCCGCCGGCTTTTCAGCCTTGGCAGATGGCTTCTTGGCAGCCTTTTCAGCCTTGCGAGCTGCCTTCTCGGCCTGGTAGCCGGCCACGATGCCGCTGTAGTTGTCGGCGCAGGCCTTCTCCGCAGCCTCCCACGCCTTGCGGTCGTCGGTGTTGTAGGCATCGCAGAGCGCCTTCGCGACCGCCATGTACTTCGTGCCGAACATCAGGTGGTGCACCTGATTGCCGTCCGTATCCCTCCGGTACCCGGCGCTCACCCACTTGGGCTTGGCGTCAAAGAGATTCTTCCAGCGTGGGTCGTCATCGCCGCCGAATCCGACGATCATGGGAGCGTCGGCACCCTTCTTCGTCTTGTAGGTGACGAGCCGGACGGCAGGTAGCACATCCGCCTTGGGCTGCGCCGTCTTTCTCTTCAGCGTCACCTTGTCGCGCTTAGGCACACCGCCTACCACCAGCGTGCCGTGATCGCCCAGCGGAACAGTCACGGCGGGTTTCTCCTCACTGCCAATATTCGGGGCCACGCTCTCGAACGTAGCGGTCTTGCCGTCGCTCTCCACCGTGTACTCGCTGCCCTCCACCGGCTGCATGACGGGCATGATAGAGTCCACCGTCACCTCGCCGACGTTTACGTCCTCTACAGTGTTATTCACTTGTGCGGTCTGCACGTTTTTAGTCTCGTTCTGATTGTTGATGTTGAGTCTCATATTCTCGTCCTCCTTGTTTTGGTTACTGTTGTTGTTAATTAAATCCTCCATCTGCTTGCGGTATTCCTCAGGATAGCCGTTGCGTGCGATGTTGCCGACGGCCAGATAGAGCTTCGTCCATTCGCGATGGTCGAACAGCCAGACGATAGCGTCCTTGGCCTGCTCCAGGTTTGCCCCAATCTCGTTGATAGTCTTCTGCGAGTTCTTGGGCGCATCCTTCACCTTGACGTACTTCGGACCCGTCAGCGGATCGTCGGCTCCCATCAGGATGCAGCCGTGACCACCATAGCTCGACTTCCAGCCCGCATGCAGGCTGACATAGAAATACTTGCGACGGTCGTCGTAGGCCGCACGCACAGATAACTCGTTGAACTCCTCGCCAGAGGAATCCTCCACCTTGTACGGTGTGATAGCCACATAGAAGTTGTGGCTCTGAATCTTACTTGCCATAGTCGTATCAATTTTCAATCTTCAAATCCCCAAATCGTACCTCTCGCTGATGAAATGCACGAAGCTCTGGTTCTGCGGCAGGATGTTCGGCAGATCCATGCTCGCCACCTTGTAGAGCATCGTCGCACTCTGATACACGTCGTAAAGCGTCAGTTCGCCGTGCTTACGCGTCGCCGTCAGCAGCAGGCTCTCCATGAATCGGTTAATCTGGCTGCTATTGAGCGGATAGACAGAGCCCTGCCCCGTCAGCAGCTGGCGCACCTGCGGCACCGACGAATCGCAGCACACACGCATCGCCGTCAGCTCGCCCACTATCTGACTCATCTCGTCCTGCGTGATAGGGATAGCCGACATCTTCCGCAGCGCCTCGAGGTCATCAACGAACCTGTAGCCCTGCATCATCAGGCGCACGGCCTTCATGAACTCGTCCACCGGCATGTTCGTACGGTCGCCGTTGCCATAGCTCGACACAAGGCGGTTGGCACCGAGTATCGACTGGTTGCGGCAGGCATGGCAGTGCGCGCCGATGCCCACCTGCAAGCCACGCTGGTTATAGGCCACCACGATATTCGCCACATGGGTGTCGGTGTGATAGCGGGTCAGCTGAATGTTGCAGAACACTCGGTTGAACGTTGTCGCCTTGAAGGGGATAGCCTGTGTCTTGTGCTGCGCCTGATACATCTCCGTCAGCTGCTTGTTGATGGCGATGCCGTTGCCCAAGGCACGGTTCTTGTTGTCGGCCACGAAGAGGTCGGTGATAGTACACTCCGCATGGATCTCCCGTGCCATCTGCGCCACCTGTCCGATGAGCGTATAGGCATTGATGCCGTTGCCCAGATTGCCGTCTCGGTCTGTCAGGTCTGAAGACGCCTGCAGCTGCTGCATGGTGATGCCGCGCGTCTTCGCCATATAGCCGTCGCCCGGCTCCAGCGGCATGAAGTCCACGTTGTTCGTGCTGATAGGCAGCACTCTTTTGTTCTCGTCTGCGAGGCTCAACAGGATGTCCTCGTTGCTGATTTCGGGGATGGCCGGCGCCTTGCGTCCGGCTCCCATAGTGTTCACTGATAATGTCATAGCTAATTTTGAAATGTTTTGAAATGTTACGTTTTTTCCGTTCACGCCGCATTACCCATCTTCAGCACCGCCGCACGCCATAGCGTCTTGGCATCGTCCTCCGACAGGCGATCGCTTACCCCATAGTGACTGTACCAGAACTTGAAGCCGTAGCCATAGTACAGGTCGTCGCAGGCGTTCTCGAAGTCAGCCCGATAGTCACGTATCAAGGCCTTGCGCCGCTCTTCGCGCTTGCACTGCTCACGCTGTTCACGCTCATAGTTCGCCGACTCCATCATCAGCATAGCCACGTCCTTGTGCGCAGGCTCCAGCTGCTCCAGGTATGCCGCCAGCGTCTCAGGCGATAGCGGATGCAGGCCGTGCGAGTTCTTGAAGTTCATGTAGTCCACGAAGTGATACAGATACACCTCGCCCTTATACACCACATACTTACCGCCCTCCGTCTGATAGAACGGGAACCGGCTGTCGTTCATCATAAAATTTCCTTCCATACTCACGCTGCTTTAGATATCTGCTTGTCAAACTCTCTCATCCATCCCTTAGCGGCCACACCCTCTTCGTGATAGCCGTCGGGGGTAGGACGTATCTCGTAGCGGGCATCATCACGGATCAGCTCTGCATATAGGTACTCCCATCCGCGTTCCTTAGCCTGCTTGCGCCAGTTGGCCAGATACTTCTTGGCCGTCTCAACGCGCTTTACACTCACTCGGAAGAAGTCGCGCCCACACACCTTCTTCCCGTTCTCGTCCACCTTGTCCTCGCGCTTCAGGGCTTCCTCGTAGCTGTCAGCCCCGTACCAGCACAGGATAATGAATGTCTGTTGCTTTGCCATAGTCACGCTGCTTTTCTGTATGTTATAAACTGGTCCTCGATTTCCTCGGGGATATAATTCACGTTCACGTTGAACGCCACGCTGATAGCGCGACGTGTCTTGTTGATAGAAATTTTCTTTGCCATAATCGTTAAGTTTATATAATCACTCCACATGGAACTCCCAGGCAGACGAGCTTCATATACTCGTCTGACGTAATTTTCTTCGCATCAGGCTCGCCATCGAATTGTGCCGTGATAGCCGTCAGCGTCTGCTCGACGACGACCTTGCGCCCGTCGAACAATTTCAGCCTGGTCTTCATAGCCTCACGCTCCTATAGTCGCATCATACCGCTTCCACATCTCACGCCCCGTAGGGTTGTACTCTTCGGTCAGCGACTTGCTGCCGCAGAGATACCAGGCCGCATAGACAGTCACACCATAGGCATCAACCTCCACGTCCTCGTCGCGGATACCCAGATCCCTGCACATCATCTGCACGTCGTTGATAGGCGCAGGCGACATGTCGGGGTGCTCCTCGCTCACGCAGATACAGGCCTCGCCCGTCTCTGACAGTTCATCGACATAAGCCGACATCTTGTAGTTTGCGGCAATATGCCGCATGCCCCAAACCAATACATCTATTTTCTTCATAATCAAGCTGCTTTAGATAGTTCCACATTGTTGCGCTCATCCTCCCGATGACGGAAGGAGATAAGAGATATTGAGAAGTGGCCGAATCGACCGTGCCACGACGCGCCGCCCTCGCAGAAAAATGAGTGCCACAGTGTCTCCTGATAGCAGGCACGGTAGGCGCCCACCTCAATGCCGTCCACCAGTATCTTCACGTCCATAGGGGCATAGCCATAGAGGGCGAATAGCGTGGGCGCCTCCTGCTCATAAAACGCCTTGAACGCCTCCTCCTCACGATTCTTGTCCAGATCGTACGGATAGTCGTACGCAAACTCGCGCCCGATGTTCGGCAGCACGAGTTTGATAGTAGTCGTCAGATGTCTCATAACTCAGTCCTCCAGCTTAATCAAGTAAATCATAGCCACGCCGCCGTTGCGCTTGTCATCGTTGTCGGTCACGATACACACAAAGTCCTCGTTAGGCACCTCGCCCAGCCGCTGCAGATCCGTGTCGAGCACACTGTCCGTCCAGATGTACAGATACTCGCCCTCTGGCACTTTCACCACGGCAGGCTCATACCCGAAATAGCCGTTGAAGTCGAAGTCCTCGTCCACCTCGACCGTACCCATAGAGTCGGTGCAAACGTCATTGTTCACAATCCACTTCAGTAGTTCTTTTGCTTTCATAACTCACCGTGTTAATCCGTGCCTAAAAATTCTCACGCAAAGTCCCCGTCGAACGGGTCCCACGTATAACTCAACTCATGCGCCATGTCTTGCACGGCTGCCTTGCCCACCTCGTCCATGGCAGGTGCAGCCAGCAGGCCTGCTGCCATAGACACAATCACTGCGCTGCCCGCACTGCGACGGATAGCCTTTGGAGTCTTCTCCCACATCTGTTTGAAGATAGTCTTTGCGCTTTTCTTGGCTGCGCCTGCCATAGTCTTTGTTTTCATAACTCTTGATTTTTTGAGATTTTGATTTTATAGAATGTCGAACTCTCCCGTCAGGTTTCCGACCTCGCACTGCACACCGTTGTGCCATAGGTCATCTGCCAGCTCGTCACACTCGTTAGGCGTGCCGACAAACAGGCACGCCGTGCCTACGAAGATAGCAGCCTGACCATATCTGGCAGCATCCTTGATGCTCGTATGCTTCATGCCACGCTTGATAGCGCCCATATC